GTTCTTCGCGGCGCCGGCCAGGTTGGGGCCCACGCCGGTGCCCACCAGGCTGAGCAGGTCGCCGGGGAAGGTGGCGTAGCCGGCGCTCTTGAGCACGTCGACCGCCAGGCTCCCGCTGGCGTCGGCGTACAGGGCCCAGCCCTCCAGCACGTAGGCCCAGGGCACCTCCAGGTCGCAGACCAGCCCGGCGGCCAGGGTGCCCGACCCGCCCCCCAGGGGCACGGCCACCGCCCGCCGGCCGTGGCGCTCCGCCACGTGCTGCCCCAGCAGGGCCCGCAGCCGGCCCTCGGCGGCGTCCGCCGCCTTCTGGTAGACGCTGCGCCACATGGCGGCCAGGGTGCCCGCCGAGACGCCCCCACCCGGCTCGAGGAGGTTGGCCATCCTAGCTCTTCCGCAGGCAGCGCAGGCGCTGGGTGAACGCCCCCCGCTCGTCCACCTCCAGCTCGACGTGCTGCACCCAGTAGTGCCGGGTCGGGTCGGTCAGGCCCAGCCGGGGGCTGTGCAGGTGGACGGTGCTGCCGGGGCCCAGGTAGACGTCCCGGGGCGTGGAGAACTCCAGGGTGTCCACCACGGTGTTGTATTCCCCCAGCAGGTAGTCGGCGACGGCCTGGCAGCTGAGGACGTCCTCCGCGACGTGGGGGTCGACCCGCAGCGACTTCTCGAGCATGGGCGAGGCGAAGGCGGCGCTCACCACCGGGAAGCCGGCCGGGTAGTCCGGGGAGATCGTGCCGGGGCCGGCGGGCAGCCCGGGGGGCAGATAGGGGGCGAAGCCGCTGGTCACGGTGAAGGTGCTGGTGGCGGTGAAGGCCACGCTGACGTCCGTCGGGTCGCCCGGCAGGAGGCTGGCGTTCGAGGGGTCGGGCCCCCCCGTGACGGTGACCCGGTTGGCCGAGCCGGCGGGGTCGCGCCCGATGCGGGCCTCGAGCACGTCCACCCCCTCCGCGAACGCGCCCTCCACGAACGTCCCCGGGGCGGTGGCGAGGGGCGGCCGGTGGACGACCCCGTTGAGGGTCTCCACGGTGCGGTAGCAGCCCACGGCGGTCGTGTCGTGGACGCTGACGGCGTCGAGCTGCTCGATGTAGTCCAGCCCGCTCTGCCCCTCCTGCCAGACGAAGGGGTTGGGGGCCAGGTTCTGGAGCCCGTCCACGGTGTGCAGCCCCAGCGGCTTGCCGGTGCCCCCGATGTTGCTGTCCGCGTAGGGCACGCCGCAGGCGGTGAGCACGGCCTTGACCTGTGCCTCGTCGGGGGTGCCGGTGGCGGGGTCGGCCATCCGGGTGCCCCCGGTCTGCTGGTTGCGCACCCAGGCGGCGCGGTACAGCCGGCCCCGGCAGTGCAGCACGTTCTCGATGGGGTACAGGGCGTTGTCGATGGGCACGACGTAGCCCTGGAAGCGGGTGTCCGGGCCGTTGTCGCTGGGCGGGTCGGTGCCCATCACGATCCGGATAGCCGACCAGTAGGAGATCTCGACCGTGGCCCCGCCGGTGCGGCGCACGGTGGCCTCCGCGTACCGCTGGTCGAACCCGAACGAGCAGACGGCGGCGAACGCGCGGGGGTCGCGCACCGGCGCCGGGTCGGGCTCCGCCTCCGTGGGGGGCGGCGTGATCCACACCTCCAGGGTGGTGGTGCGCACCCGCTCGCCGGCGGTGGCGCTCACGCGGTGACCTCGACGGGCCGGGCGGCGTCCGGCGGGGGCAGGAACAGCCACTCGGTGCGGCAGAGCTGCGGGAGGGGGCCGCCCCGCCGGTAGGAGCGGGCCACGGAGAGCAGCACCACGGCGTCGTCCCCGTCGTCGGTGGTGAGCGTGCCGGAGGACGCGGCGGTGCCCGGCAGCGCGGCCAGGGCGAAGTAGGCGGCCTCGTTGTCCAGCTGCACGGTGACCGTGCGCCGGTGGAGCACGGCCCCCCCGATGTCGACGTAGGCCACCGGGTCGCCGGCGCCGGCGCTGCCCGGGATCTCCCGGACGGTGACCATCCCCTCGTGGCGGTCTTCTAAGCCCTGCACGAGCAGGTCGAAGGTGATCCCGGCGAACGTGGCCCGTGGCATCCGTCGCTTACCCCAGGTTCCCCGGCAGCAGCTGGTTCGGGCCGGGGTCGGTGCCGGCCTCGGCGGCGAGGATGCGCCGGAGCATCGCCTGGGCCTCCTCCTCCGCGATCCGCTGGAGCCGGGCCTCGCGCTCCGAGGCGCCCTCGCCGTGCACCTGGACGCTGACCGAGACGTTGGGGCCGCCCCCGGTCACCGTGTCGGCCCCGGCGGCCTCCGGGGAGACCCGCGGGAGGGTGGCGATGTCCCGGCGCGTGTCGCCCTCCTTGCGCATCTGCTCCAGGCGGCGTCCGATCGTCCCGGCCGGATCGGTCAGGAACTCCACCACCCGCTCGATCCGCTCGAGGCTCTCCAGCTGGGGGGCGAAGGCCACCTCGAACGCGGCGGAGGCCGCCTTCCCCAGGGCGGCGCCGAGGTCGTTCCCGATCCGCGTGGCCAGCGGCTTCCCGTTCGTGTCGTACCAGTCGGACAGGCTCTTCCCGACGGCCCCCCAGACGGTGCCGCCGCCGGCGGCGATCCACTTGTCGAAGCCGTCCAGCCAGGCCTTGGCCACCGCCTCGCCCCGCTGGCGGGCGGTCTCCTCGCGCTCCCCCTGCGCGGGCTCGTCCGCCCCGCCCCGCTTGATGGTGTCCTGCGCCGTCTGGGCCGCCTGGGCGGCGGCGTCGATGTCCCCCTTGAGGTTCTGCCACCGCTGGCTCTCGATCTGCAGGACGTCGACCCGGTCCTTGTAGAGGCGGAGCAGCCGCTCGGACGGATCGAGGGCCTCCTGCTCGCGCCGGCGCAGCTCGGCGATGCGCTCCTGGAGGGTCTGCACGGCCGGGCCCTGCTGCTGCTGGAGGTTCAGCGCCTCGAGCTGGAGGCGCCGCTCCTGGGTCGCCAGGGCGATGGCCCGCTGTCGAGGCGTCAGGTCGGCGGCGGTGGGGTCGACGTCGCCCCCGGCGGCCTGCAGGGCCTGCAGCTCCCGCTCCAGCCGCAGGCGCTCCGAGATGGCCCGGTTGCTGGCCAGGGCGTTCTGGATGCGCTGCACCTCGACGCTGTTCTGGAGCAGCTCGAGCTGGCGCTCCAGGGGCTTGAGCTGGTCCTCATAGCCTTGCCGGATGCGGTCGGCCCCCAGCTGGATCTCGGCGGCCTTGACCCCGATGCCGCCCAGCTCGCGGTTGATCACCGCCACCGGCGCCGCCGTCCGCGCGGCCAGCGCCTGCAGGCGCTCGAGGTCGCCCCCGGCGTCCCGCAGGGCCTCCCGCGCCTGGGGCAGGCTCAGGGCCGCGGTCAGCCGCTCCACCTCCGGGGTCGCCCCGCGGGCGCCCGCCTCGAGCTGCTCCATGGGGCGCCCGAACTCCGTCGTGACCAGCTCCCGCAGCCCCGGCGCGAGCGAGTCCAGGAAGCCCAGCAGCGGGGTCAGGGCCTGCACGGCGCGCTGGGCCAGGACGGTGAACAGCTCGCCGATGGCGGTGGCCGCGATGCGCAGCTGGTCGCCGAAGCGGTTGATCAGCTCGACCAGGTGGCCGAACACGTCCGTGAGGGCGCGGAAGGGCCCGGCGGTGACCAGCTGGCGCAGCTCCTGGCCGAAGGAGCGGATGGTGGACAGGCGGCCCTCGAAGGAGCGCCCCAGGGCGTCGATGGCCCCGGTGTCGATGCCCCGGAACTCCAGGGCCCGCTTGACGATCTCGAGGTTGGGCACGCCCTCGTCGCGCAGGCGCTGGATCAGGCTCCGGGGGATCTCGAAGCGGTCGGCCAGGCTCTCGAAGCTGCCGGAGAGGGCCTCCTGGAGGGCCACCACGCCCCCGGAGATCCCCTGCAGGGGGTCGAGCGCGGCCAGCTGCTCGGAGACCCGCACCAGGGCGAGGAGCTGGTCGGTGGAGCCCTTGGCGTACCCGATGAGGGCCCGCCCGGAGGCGATCACCTCCTGGTCGTTGAAGGGGCTCACCGCCGCCTCCCGGCGCAGGGCGGTGACGATGTCCGCGGCGGCCTGGGCGGAGCCGGTGTACCGCTGGAAGGCGATGGTGGCCCGCTCCAGCTCGGTGTTGGAGGCGAAGCCCTGCTTGATCTGGTCGGCTACCGCGCCGATGATGCCCCCCACGGCCTCGGCGGCGCCGCCCAGCAGCCGGAAGCCGTCGGCCACGCCGGAGATCCCGGCCGCCAGGCGGGAGCCGAAGCCGGCCCCGGCGGCCTCCGTCCGGCGCTGGAGCTGCTGCACCTCGCCCCCGAGGGCGCGGATCTGGTCGCTCGCCCGGTCCTGGGCCTGCAGGATGATGGTCAACTCGCCGGCGGTGGCCACCGGATCAGCCCCCCTCCCCCTCCGGCCACGCGCGCGAGGCGGGGCCGGCCGCGGCGGCGGCGGCCGCGGCGGCCTGCTCGTTCAGCAGGGCCACGGCCTCCGCGACGACCCAGGCGGGGGTGGCCATCAGCTGCGCCCACGTCCAGCCGAAGCGGAGGCAGAGGACGAGGTCGCTGCGGGCTTGCTCCCGAGAGGAGGGGCCGCCGGAGCGGCTTTTTTTCCCGCCAGCGCCTCGATGTGGGCGTCGAGGGCCAGCTGGATCTCCGCCGCCGTGTCCGGGTGCAAGGACTCGATGGCCTCCCGGGAGACGGTGACGGGGTCGCCGTCGGCGTCCCGGAAGCTCCAGTCCAGCAGCCAGGTGGCCAGCCGCTCGAGGTCGTAGGCGGCGAGATCGACGGCCAGCGGGGCGCCCTGGCCCTGCTCGGCGAGGGCCGCCGGAACTCCGGAGAGCCCGGCGGAGGCCAGCCGGCGCTGCTGGCCGTAGGTGAGCTCGGCCCGCACCGCCACCCAGTCGCCGTCGGACAGCTCGAGGCGCACCTGCGCGCCGCTGGCGAAGCGCGCGCGTTTGGGCGCCGTCACGGTCCCGTTCGTGGTCATGCCTGCCCCCTGCTCCAGTGCGCCCCGTACAGTCGCGTACGGGGCCGTACAAGGCCGTTACACGCCCCGCTGTGCGGGCACCGCGGTCCGTATGTTCGGGTGAGATGAAGACGACGACGCGCGCCACGCTGGCGGGGACGGCCCTCCTCGCGCTCACGCTGCTGGCGGGGCAGGCCACCCCCGCCCACGCCCAGACGCCGCCCTGCCGCTTCCAGACGGGCTTCGCCGAGCTGGCCCGGCTGCTGGGCGACCGCGCCGGCCCCTGCCTCGAGAACGAGCACCCGACGCCGAACGGGGACGCGCAGCAGCGCACCGGCCGGGGCTTGATGGTCTGGCGCAAGGCCGACAACTGGACGGCCTTCACCGACGGGGCCCACACCTGGATCAACGGCCCCAACGGGCTGGAGGTCCGGCTGAACGCCGAGCGCTTCCCCTGGGAACCGGACGCCGGCGCGGCCGGCCGGCCCATCGCCGGCGTGCGCCCGCCGGAGCCGGAGCCGTCGGTGCCGGGGACCCAGCTGGGCGTCCCCGTCGCGGGGCAGACCCTGACCATGACGGTGCTCGCCTTCGAACGGGGCGAGCCCCGCTCCGACGGCTCGCGCTGGGTGAAGGCGACGGTCAAGGTCGAGCACGGGACGAGCCGCGCGAGCGAGTTCGACTACTGGGACTTCCACCTGCGGAGCCCCGAGGGCGTGGAGTACCAGGCCTCCGCGCTCGGCCCCGCGCGGCCGGGCGGGCTGCGCAACGGCCAACTGCCGGCCGGGCAGTGGGTGGTGGGCGACCTGTGGTTCGAGGTGCCGGCGGGCGGCGGCGGCTACGAGCTGCACTTCTACCCCCAGGGGCACCGGCAGCCGGAGCTGGCCATTAGCCGCTGGCTCGGCGGGCCGGCCTAGCCCCGACCTCATAGGTTGAGCGTCGCCTGGTTGCCGTAGGCGCTGTACGTGCCCCGCACCCGGGTCACGCCGTCCACCCGGGTCTCGATGCTGGCGTCCAGCCAGGCCAGCATGGAGATGTACTTGGAGGGCGCCCGGGCCGTCGGGTAGAGGTACAGCTTGCAGCCGTCGGGGGACTGGGAGGCGGCGAACAGCTTGGTCTCGTCGGTGTTCCAGTACCCCTCGTAGGTGCCGCGCAGCGCGGGCCACCCCTGCATCTCCTCCTGGTTGACCGAGTCGAAGTTCGTGACGTCCACCCGGGCCGTACTCCGGTCGGCCGTCCAGGCGGTGAGGGTGAGGACGCGCGACGCGGTCGTCGTCGCGCTGGACGAGGCGTACAGGACGCCGTCGCGGCCGTGGTAGATCGGGATGGTCGTGCTCCTTTATGCGCCGTTCAGGTGCGCCACCAGCTGGGCGGCGCGGTGGGTGTAGGTGTCCTCGGTGACGACGTCCGGCAGGCGCTCCCCGATGTGGGCCCGGTCCCGGTCCTCCCGCAGGAAGTGGCGCACGAGCGACCCCAGCTCGTCCGCGCTGCGGAACACCGGGACGCGCCGCCCGAACCGCTCGGCCACCTCCGCCCGGGGCTGCGAGAGGGTGCACACGCCGTCCGCCGCCAGCTCGTAGGCGCGGGGGTTCAGGCTCTCCGCGGGGCGGCCCCGCGGGTCGCGGTAGAGGTTCAGCCCGAGCTTCGCCTGCCGGTAGAGCGCGCCGGTCCGGGCGTTGTCGACCAGGCCCTCGTGGACGTAGGGGGCCAGCGGGTGGTGCGCGGCGAGGCCGCCCCAGAGCCCGTAGAGGCCGAGGTCGATCCCCGTCCAGTCCACCGCGGCGAGCAGCTGCGCCCGCTCCCCGAAGGCGGTGCCCACGAACACCACGTCGTGCGCCGGGGCGCTCCCGTTCAGGTGCGGCCCGTGCTGGGCGGGGTCGTAGGCCGCCGGCAGGTAGTGGGTGTCGGGGTTGGCCTCCCGGAGCCGGTCGACGCTGGTGCGCTCCTGGGTGAAGCAGACGTCGTAGAGCGGCGCCACCGTCGCCTGCTGGGCGTCGTCGTAGGGGCTCTCCGTGAAGACCACGGCCAGGCGGAGCCCCGCCCGGCGGGCGAGCACGGCGACGTCCGGGTGGAAGTAGGCGGCGCAGACGACCACCACCCAGTCCGGCTCGTGGCGCAGGGCGTGCGCCAGCACCCCCTCGGCGGCGTGGTGCTGCACGTCCGCCGGCGTGGGCCGGGTGCCCGCCAGCGGCCCGCCGGTCTGCCGCTGCTTGCGCCACAGCAGCCGCAGCCAGTCGTGGGCGAGGTCGAGCCGCGCCCCGAGGGCGTACTCCAGCACCTCGTGCCCGCCGGCCCGCAGCCCGGCCAGGAGCCCGGTGAACACGTCGTGGGTGGCCCAGACGGCGCCCCCGTGCACCAGCAGGAAGCGGCTCACGGCGTGGCCCCCGGCTTGACGCAGTCCAGGCCGAGCGACCAGCTGTTGTGGCTGGAGGCGCGGGGGTCGTTCCAGCGGTCGATGGCCCGCACCACCCGGAAGCCGGCCCGGGTCAGCGCCCGGCGCAGGGTCGTCTCGTCGTAGCTCCAGCGGTGGCGGCTGTCCTGCAGCGTGGAATAGAGGAACACGGCGCACACGGCGTCCAGGTCGTCCAGCTCCCAGAAGACGCCCTGAGGCACCTCCACCCGCGCGCCGGACTGGCGCTGGTACTGCTCGAGCACCCAGCGGGTGTCCGGCACCACCACGCCCAGGGTGGCCCCCGGCGCCAGCACCCGGTAGCACTCCCGCAGCAGGGCGTCCGCCTCCACCGGCTCGACGTGCTCCAGCAGGTGGCCCAGGTAGAGCTCCGCCACGCTGCCATCCTCCAGGGGGATGGGCGGCACGCGCAGGTGCCGGTCGGCGGGGGTGGTCGGGTCCGCGTCCCAGTTCTCCCACCCCACCGCCTGCGGAAGCGAATACGCCCCCGAACCGAGGTTAATCCGCAGCGGCAGGGCGGTCACGCCGGCACCCCCGCTGCTTGGAGCACCACCGGGACGAGGGTGGTCTGGGCCACCACCGCCACCGGAACGGGGGGCACCTCGCCCACCGGGCGCGTCCAGTCCTCCGCCGCGGACGGCTGGGCCTGGGCGAGCACCTCCGGCTGCCAGATGACCCGGTCGGGGCCGCCCCAGCGGTGGACGGTCTCCCAGATGAAGTCGAAGTCCCCCTGGTAGCGGTTCGTCCAGGTGCCCAGCTTGTCCGGGACGTTGGGGCAGACGATGCACTCGGCGTCGATGTGCCCCGGCTCGTCGCCCAGGTAGCCGGCGGTGTGCCACAGCACGGACTTCCAGGGGGCGATCCAGCGGAACAGGAACACCCGCGGGTCGGCGTCCGGCTCCGGGTTGCGGGACAGCACGGCCTCCTGGATGGCCTGGAAGGCGCCCGGGAGGGCCACGTCGTCGTCGCCCAGCCACCACAGGTAGCGGCCCCGCGCCACGGACGCGCCGTGGGTGCGCTGGGGGTGGCCCCAGGCGTGCATCCCGCCGTCGTGCTCCGTGTAGACGAAGCGGGGGTGGGTGCGGGCCAGCTCGCGCGCCAGGGGGAGCTGGTGGGCCCAGGTGCCGGCGTGGGCGTCGCCGACCAGGACGGCCTCCCAGCGCAGCCAGCACTGCTGCTGCAGGAGGGAGCGCAGGGTGCGCTCCAGCGAGGGGCGCCCCACGGTGGGGACGATCACGGACAAGAGGGGTCGCTCGGACATGGCTACATGGCCAGCACTTCCACCTCGAGGGCGCAGCCGAGCAGACGCCCGCCGGCGGTCTCGACCTCACCCGGAGGTCGGGACCCGCCCAGCACCCGGGTCTCGGCCGTGAGGCCGCCAAGGGTGGGGTCGCCGTAGATGGCGGCGGGAAGACTCTTCGGGCCACTCGGGGCCAGGTAGGCGTGCAGCGACTCCTGGGCGCGGAACACATCGGCCGGGTTCACGAACAGCCAGCACTCGAAGACGGGGCGCCAGTACCCCTCCATCGTCTCGTCGTAGGTCCAGCGGATGGGCCCCGCCACGCACAGGCAGGGCGGCTCCGGCTTCGGGTGCATCACGGGGTAGCAGCGCAGCCCGGGGATCGTCTCCCCCCGCTTCGCCAGGCCCTGCGCCAGCTCGCGCACGCTGGTCACGCCGTGCCCCCGCTCTGGACGGCGAGCGTGGCCACGATGCGCGCCCCGGCGGCGGCGAACAGGCGCCCGATGCGGTCGGCGTTCGTGGCGAAGGCGGGGGCCAGGAAGGGCCGCGCCCGGGTACCCCGCCGGCCGATGGCCCGCTGCACCGCGTAGGGCGAGACGCCGTGGCGGCGGGCCCACCCCACCAGGGCGGCCACCGGCGGGAAGTGGGGTCGGGTGCCCCGCTCGACGTACAGCCCGTAGCGCACGGAGGGCCCGACGGCGCCGATGAGGGTGTCCCCCTGCTGGCGCTGCCGGTGGGTGATCGAGTTCATGAGCTGGCGGGTGTCGTGGCGCACGTTCCGCCGGGCGTCCCCCTCGATCAGCAGCAGCGAGGCGGTCATCGCCCGGGCCTCCTCGGCGGCCACCACCCGGGGACTGCGGGCCAGGGTGGCCGCCAGGCGGTCGGCGCCCTCCAGGCGCAGGGTCACGGGCATCAGACCAGCACCCAGGCGGCGGCGCCGGTCGGGGCCCCGGCGGCGGGGAGCTGGGCGGCCGCCAGCGCCGCCCCGGGGGAGCCCGGCCGGGAGAGGGGGAACAGCAGCTGGAGGACGTCCACGTCCTGGCGGGGCAGGTTCTGGAAGGCGTCCAGCTCCGGGGCCTGCAGCACCGCGAACGGCACCTCCCGCCGCTTGAAGTAGCGCGCCCCCAGCAGCAGGTTCGCCTCGTTGACGGCGGCGGGGAGGCGCCCCCGGGCGTCGGTGTAGCCCCACACCCCGGTGACCCGCACCAACTGCCCCACCGCGAAGCACACCGGCTCGACGCCGCCGGCCGGCGCCGCCCACGCCTGCAGCTCGTCGAACGGCGGCCCGCCCAGCGGGTTGAGCGCGTACTGGGCGGCGACGAGCGTGGTGGCGAAGGTGCGGTCGCCGGCGCTGTCCACCTCCACGAGGGGGGCGGTGCTCTGGAGGTCGACCAGGGCGACGGTGTCCTCGGTGACGGCGGCGTAGGTGCGGGCCGTGGGCGCGGCGGTCGTGCCGGTGGTGCCGAACGTCCGGCCGGTGAACCAGTCGATCCAGGTGGCGCCGGCGTCGAGGGCCCGCTGGAGGTCGACGTCCGTGGACGTGTCCTCCGGCGGGATGTCCATCACCTGGCGGAGCTCCTCGACGAGGGCGTAGGCCATCGGGCGTTACCTGGGGGCCGCGGGGTGCGAGGGCACCGAGCCATGGGTGGGGGTGGGGATGGGGGTCGGTTCGGGCGCAGCGTCCGCCTCGGCGTCGGCGTCCTCGACCTCGTCCACCTCGGGGTCGTCGGGCGCCTCGACGTCCGGCGCCTCCGGCGCCTCCGGTGCGGGCGGCCGGGGCGGTGCGGGCGGCGGCGCCGGGCGCCCGGGGGCGGGGGCCGTCCCCCCCGGACGCTCGGCCACCGCGACGCCACCCGCAGCGGGGGTGGTCAGGGCCTTGTTCTCGTAGTCCGTCTTCCCGCGCACTACGGGGCTCCGGTGACCCGGCAGTAGGCGGCCGGGCGGTACGTCACGAACGCGGCGCGGAGCTCGGCCAGGATGGTCTGCATGTTGCGCACGAACTGCTGGTCGATGTAGCCCACCCGGACGTGGCCCTGCTCGCGGTCGTAGAGCGTGGAAGCGCTGTCGAAGTCCCCGACCACGATGGTGCCGGCGGGCACGTAGAGGCTCTCCACCACCCGCAGCCCCCAGACGGTGACCTCGCCCACGGTCGAGGGCGGCCCCATGAGGTAGTTGCCCAGCGTGGCGCTGGCGGTGTTCTCCCGGGCCAGCCGGATCGCCGAGAAGTTGCTGGGGTTGACCAGCACCGCGTTCGGCATCGCCAGGGCGTTGGTGCGGATCAGGGTGCGCGCCGTCCAGATGGCGTCGAGCACCGAGGCGCCCGCGGCCGTGGTCTGGATGCCGGGGGTGCTGAGGATGCCGAGCAGGTTCTCGCCCGTGCCGTCCCCGTTGATGATCTGGTCCTCGAGCTTCTGGTCGAGCCCGCCCAGCAGGCGGGTGTTGATGTAGCCCCGGATCTGGGGCGCGTCGGCCAGCATCCGGTTCGTGGCCGGCACCCAGTGGGCGATCGTCCGCACCAGCGCCGTGTTGGTGGCGAAGTTGAGCACGCTCTCGGGCTTGGTGCCGCTCGCCCCGGTGGTGGCCGTCGCCTCCGCCACGGGGGCGGCGTTGTTCGTCCACACCGTCTCGCTGATGTACTCGATGGTGTCGCTGCCGGTCTGGATGTGGGGCAGCAGGTCGGTCACCACCAGCGGGCGCTGGTTGATGCCCACGACCTCCGGGCGGAC